ATACTGTTTTGAATGGGCTATGCCTACAGGTATATTCGCTGTCTGAGCCATAGCGGAGGCGGCATTCGCAAGAACGGTATTTCCCTTGACTCTGTTGTTCGCCCATGTCAGAACATTAAAAGCCATTCTGCCGCCAGGAATGTTGTCCATGACTGTTCTGTCGAAAAATGGGTTTGTTTTCCCAGCCAAGTCCTGACTGAATTTTCTCAGATAGCCGATGAAGTTATTTATATTTCTGCTGTCCCTTGTGGCCTCTGTCAACTCGTCAGCCAGTGAGGTAAATTTACTGACGTGCGGGTCGATATGAATTGAGTATGAAGCAGAGGGAACGTAATTAATAAAGCCCCCCACGGCATCGTCTTTATATGGGCCCAATCCACGTTTTTGCATAAACCCGGCGAACCTTCCTTTGGGCAAGGTAAAGTCGGATATGCCCATCAGTGCAGGGTCAATGTTTGCAGGAGTGTCAAAGATGTTTTTAAGGCCACCTATGCCCTCGGCCATTTCGTTGAAGTGCCGGTAATAATCATTGCGCTTGGGTACGAATTTGCCTCTCATGGCGTCTTCGAATTTTGCCTCAAGTTCCTTTATTATTTCCTGTCTCTCTGTTGCGGTCAGCTTTCCATTGGTCTTTGTGGCTTCAATTTTGGCCTTGATGTTATTCATGGTCTTCTCGGCATTCGGGTATATCTGCCTCCTAACAGCGTTTACCTCGTCAATAAGCCTGTCGTATTCAGCACGAAACCACTTGTCAGCTTCAACTATTTTCTGCCAGTCATTGGGCCGCATCAGCTTTAGTTGCTCAATGGTTATTTTATTTTCCCCGTATTGTTGGACAAGGGCAGATTCCTTACTCCCCTTCTTAATCCCCAGCCTGTCCACGATATCAGTTTTGAGCTTGCTTAACAACTTTTCCTGATAAACCACATTGGCCCTCTTGGAATCGTCAAAGGGATCTAGAATGCGCTTTTTAACACTGTCGTAGTTTTTCCCGAATACATCCTTAAAGTTACGATAAACATCGGTCATGTTCAGCCGCCAGCCGCCAAGGTCTTTTAATTTAGTGGGGTCATCGTCTAATATCCTACCTTCCCCCCCGGCTGCTGGTCTTGGTATGTCTGTCTTAACCGGGGGAGCCTTGAGAGTCCCCTTTGCCGCCTGTTTATCTACCCACTTTGCGATTTTAGGAAACTCTGCCTTTAGTTCCGGATAAACTTCAAATATCTTCTGTATCCGGGCAGGATTCTTAGTGGTCTTTAGAATGCTACGGGCTGCTACCAATTCCACCGGGGGTGTTACCTCAACCTTGGGCGGTTTTAATGGAGTCACTACCGGGGGCTTGCGCTGCCTTATCCGATAGGCCAGCATTTTAAACTCGCTCCGCAACTCCGGGAAGGTGTCAAGTATCTTAGCCGCCCGATCAAGGTTCGTGGTGCTTTTTAGGATCTGTCTGGCTGAGTTTAGTTCTGCGGTTGGCAGGGTTGGCGCACTTACCGAAGGCGTTACCTTGCTATAAACACTCTGCCAGCGTTTAATAATCTCGGGGCTATTCTTAAACCTTTCCCTGATAACCGCCAGTGTTTCGTCTGTTGGAGGCCACGCCAAGCCTGTTTTCTCGGCGTATTCCCTCATTACTTTCTCGCCGGCTACTGAGGGCAATCCTGATTGCGCTGTAGACCCTCCGGATTTAACAACATCGTCCACTGCACCTGGTAATAATGGAGTTCCAAGCCTACTCTTAACAGCCGCCTCTCCCTGACTCATAGGCAACCCCAGCCTATTGCCAACCATTCCCCGCTGCCGTATTGCCCCAACGTCTGTGGTAAACTCGGGGAGTAGCCTCTGCTCAACCGCTCCCTCGCCAATGTCCATGCCGGTCTTAAATGATTCTTCCCCGGTATTTCTCCTTAAGCTGCTTACAGCCTTCTGCACTCCTTTAATGAGCCCCCTGGCTGCAACATCGCCGCCGCCAAATATGGCCGCACCAAGGGCCGCATTTTTGGCAATCTCGGGCAAAGGATCTCCCTCTATGGCGGACCTCGCACCCTCATATGTGCCGCCTGACATTGCCCCCGGCAAAGCTGCTTTGGCAATTTTCTGAGGCAGTTTTGTAGCTGTCGGAATCAGTCTTGCCGCTGCCGGTGTCGCCAGCTTGTATAGTCCACCAATGGGAGCCAAAGACCCCGTTATTTCCCCGCCAATAGCAAGACCCTTCTCAACTCCTGTTTCCGGTGCCAATACAGGATCTAGGTCGGCACCAATCAGGCTAGACATTTTTCTCTCGATTAGACCGCCGCTACCTCCAATGCCAAGAGTAGCCGCCCTGCCTATGGTCTGAAGTGGTATGCGAACTCCCCTGGCTACTCTTTCGGCGGTTGACCTTTGCGGTATCTGAGGTGTCGCCAGTTTAGGAGCGGTTGCCTCTGTCTGCCTTAATCCACCCATCCCAGACGGAGGGGCCACCACGTCATTTTTACGTAGCAACCCCATGTTGGCTGAAGGGGTGGGAGTGTTTTTAGATTGGATGTAGCTTTTTAATTCAGCCTTGTGCTTATCACTAAGCCGTGTCGGGTCAATGCGCCCTGCCTTAATAGCCTCGTATATCTTTTCGGGTGCTACTGGCATTTCATCACCCCTTAGAGTCCCATTAGATATTCGTCCGTGTATGTGCCACCACCGGCTTGGGACTGCAGCATTTTAAGGTAAGCATCCACAAGCTGACTCAAGGTATTGGTGGAATTATCATCAGGCATGCCCAGTCTGGGGTCTGCTTTTGCCATTTCCATGGCTCTATCATATAAATCTTTCTGTGCTGCCGCTGCATCCTGTTGGCTATTCCTGCCCATCTGATACTGCTGCCATGAGGTTAAACCACCGCCCCCACTACCACCCGTAGCCTGTCGCTTAATCTGGTTGAGTTGCGCCAGGGCAGTGTCATAGTCCAGCGCCCCCGCCTCTACCTGCTGCTTCAGCCGCTGCGCCTGTAGCTTCAGAGTATCCGGCAGGAAAGAATTTTCAATCTCCCGGGCAGCATTGTTCAGTTCCTGCGCCCTGTTCGCCAGAATAGCCGCCTGTACTGCCGGGTTGCTTGAGGACTTGCTATAATCAAACTCCTGCCCGGCCAGCGTCCTGGTGTCACCCAGACTGCCGGTTAACTGCGCCTGAGACAGAGCATATTGCCGGTTGGCGTTGTACTGGTCAATATAAGCTTGCATAGCCTGGGCCTCTATGTCAGCTTCAGCCGCTGCCACATCGGAGGCATAACCGCTCTCAACATTCGACCTCTGCCGTTCAATCCCGGCCATGTCGGAAGCCTCCTGCCTGTCTAACGCCCCAATCTGCCCCTGCAAGCCAGCCTGCCTGTAAACCTCCGGCATGGCCCCAGCCGCACCTTTTATGCCCCTTGCCGCCATGTACTGGGCAAAGTTCATTGCCCCCACATCTGAAGCCGCCGCCGCCTGGTTACGCTTGTCGTAGTAGGTCGGGGCAACATTGGCCTTTTCGGTGTCCAGGGAGGACAGGGCGGCTGATTTAGCCTTGTCCAGTGAGGCAATGCGGCTCGCACGCTGCGCCTCTTTCATTTGGTTGATGTATTCGGTGGGGTCGTATGGTTCTTCTAGCGGGACTTCGGGGGCAACCGGTTGAGTTGTGTTGAATGCATTTACCGCATCACTAAGCGGTACATACTGGTTATTTGGTGCTTGAACATCCTTGAACGGCCATGCGTTTTGTGCTTGCGGATTAGAAAGTAAATCCACATACCCTTGCCCGTTATAGGTATTTTTCACACTGGTCTGTGCCGTTCCGGGAACTACCATTCCCTGCTGATTGGAGGATCCACCAGATGAAACATTGTTGTTTATCCTGTCATATATGGAACTTGCCGCCCTTGCTGCTGTCCCTAATGTAGTACCGCCCAAAACAGTTTTAGCCAGATTAGACGCACTGCTTGAAGAACTTGACCTTTTACTGCTGGATCCTCCTGAACTGCTACCCATTAAATACACCTCCGTTGCGCCGGTATTCCCTGGCGTAATTAAAGTTTTCCTTTGTCACCTCGTACCACTTAACTGAATAAAGCCGCCCATCGGACAGCTTTGCATCATTTGTGAATGTACCGACTATACGGCCCCCGTGCCTTTTAATAATATTGTCGTACATGGCCTCACCTGGATTTCCTACCACCACCCACCACGTCACCCGCTGCATTCCGAATCTGTCAAAGAGGGATAAAAAGAAGTCGTGCAGGTCTGTGGCAAAGGTATGGTTTTTATCCCGAAAATTAATAATGACCAGTTCCCGCGCCGTGTCGGTTTCCCGGTCAAGTTTGGCCCCGAAGTATCCCACCACGCCATTGTCGTCCACGCCGACCATTTGTAACATTTCCCTACTGTCCTGGTAAATAGGGATAAGGTATTCAACGATGGACTCCCGCGAATAAAATTTAAAGCGGTCCTGGAAAACGCTTTCCATGAACCGCCCTTGCAATAGATCATTATATAAGATTGCCGGTTTTAACATCCCACTCCCCCTTTCAGGGAATTAAAAAACACCCCGAAGGGTGTTATTGCCAGTTTGTTTTTGACTGATTTATTTGTTCTAGTATTTTGTCAAGCATTGGGTTTTGTTCCCACCATTTTGATTCTGGTGCCTTTCGATAGTAGTCAATCATCCAAGAAGGAGCCCCTATTCTTTTTAGGGTGTCCATGTTTTTTTGCCAAGCGTCCGTCTCATCTTCTGCGATAGATTTTTGCTTAATATCATATCTTTGGTAAATATGTTGCGCCTCGTGTCTTATGCATCCAGCCCACCAGTAGGCATCAGGCTTCCAGTCACTTGGAATATGAACTGCCATATCTATTCTTTGCGTATATGGCCTTGTTTCGTAGCCCACATCCAGCACAATCTTCCTGACATACATCCCCACAAAAGCGTAATCTTCCGGTGACTTATCCCTCAACAACTCCAACGCATCCCGCATGGCTTTTTTAAAGGAGGCATCACCCACAATCTCAATATCGGTGAGGGCATCCCGCTGGGTAGCAATGTAGGCAGTGCCTGTAAAGCTGTCCCACCCCACAGCAGCCCCCATGCTCTCAGAAACCGCCCTCAGAGGTACAAATACTCGTCCGTCAATTAGTCGGGGGCCAGGGACGCTGTTAAGGGGATTGCCGTTTATCCAGACGTTGACCGTCTCGTTGTCGGCAAAACCAACTCCCCCGGCCATCATCCCAACAAAGAAGGCCAAGACCAAAAGGATACTGTAAAGTCTTTTTTTCATGGAGCATCCCCCCTTTGCCAACATTATACAGCATCGGGGGTAAATTGGAATAGGGGTTGGGGAAGTGTCAACTTTTGGGGTGTGGTTTTACACCGCCTTACCCTTTGCCCTGGCAGACTTCCCAACCTTGCCCAGAAGGGCGTTTTTGAGTTGGTCAAGGGTTGTTGCCGCAGTTATAGCAACCGCCAGTTCTTCGTCTGGGTCGGGTTCGGGTTGAGGTAAAACATGTGAGTCAATAACCACCCCGGCCTCCGCTGGCAACTCCAGTGGCTCACCCTGCTCGTTATAGGTAAATATTTCATCCCCTGCCGTGCCAAGGGCATTGTGCGGTACTCCTGCGGCAGTTAATTCCTCACCCAGTTTTACGAGGTCAACGGTCTTTCTGTTTAGCTTCATTTCTTCTACACCTCCAGGACAAGCATAGTCCTATACGGACAAAAGCCGGTATTGGCATCGACTTTCCACCTGGTCTTAACTGTATGGCTCCCTGCCGCAACGCCTGTAAAGCGATACATATTTACTACGGGAATAAAGTAGTTGGCTACATTAGCCTGTAGAGCTTGCAACCCAACCTCCGCAGCGGCATCAAGAGAAAAAGCAGAGCTTATTAATGTGCCTAGAGTTGTTGAATATACAGTCCCAATAAAAAACACAAGCAAATCGTTGCCTTTGGTGGTTAGTGTTACAGACATATTGGTAACATCGGCATAACTTGTGGACGTAGTGCTTGTTGAACCGGAACCAACCGCAAGACAGTTTTGTGCATCAAGGGCATTAACTTCCGGAATGTGTGTCCCATTAAACCACGCCACAAAATCAGCGCCAAACTTGTCAAACACCGCCTTTAGCTGGGCAGGGGTCAACCCTCCTACATCATTCGGTAAGTCGTCCAATGAAGCAACATTGTTTGTTGCTACTGAGCATGTAGTAAGCGCCATTGAAAAATCACCTCCGATTGCGTACTTCGCCACCAGTTCTTGACGGTATTGTAATCGACAGAACCGTTGCGGTGTCGGTGTCGTTGTTTGATATAATCAGCTTAAAATAGTCTATCTTTTTAGCCTTGACCTTGAATTTGAATGGCTGTGGAGAGTAATTTGTCTCAAAAGAAAAAGCGGCGAAATTCATGTTTTCAAACGTGCTAATCGAATACTCCGCTGTGTAGGTATTGTTCTCCCCGCTTCTATCGGTTTCATAGGTTATGTCCACATGGGTCTTAATCCTTGGAAGAATGGTAACAAAAATACGCTGAATGAATTTTCTCAACCATTCCACGCCAAAGTTAAAAAAGCCCATTTCCCATGTAGCCTCTATTGTTGTTCCGTTATATGTCTTTAAAGTCTCGTCAAACTTCATAATCTGACCTGCCGCAGTACCGAAATACAGATCCGCATCAACTAGGCAGAAGCAGGTCGGGGTGTCCGGCAGTTCAAGGATGTACCAGGTATCAGTACGGTAATTAAGCACCCATATTTTAGTGCCTACACATATCCAATACTGCCCTTTATCGCTCCAGTCAACAGTTAAAGCCGTGGTCAGGTCAACCGCATCAAGGTCATTCTGAATCCGCTTGCTTATCCATTGGGCGTTTTTCTCGTTCATTACATAGGTTGAAACCCACTCATATATTCCCTTCCATATTGTGTAAGGGTTATTGCCTATGATTTGAGTTTGCCCCTTGGCTACGTTACCGATTTTAGAATTCATTGGAAAAACCGGAAACAGGGCCGTAACCGCCCCGGTGGTAGCGTCCCGGTAATCTTCCTCCTCCGAGTACCATGCCGAAGCCTCCGAGGAATCGCCAGAGGTGAAAATAAGCTGTTTATTATACTGAGTGCAAATATCTGTTATCTCGTACTCTCCAACGTCAGATTCTGCGAACTTCGGCCAGAACGAAGGGTCTGAGGCCCCGGCCATAGTCACGCCTGTAGGGTAACGGGTAGCCTTGTGATCCGGGTTGCCAAATATCCAGTACCGGGCGTAATATACCCCGCCATAATAGCGATTTTTTACGATGGTGTCCCGGTCACCGGACACTGTCTTCGTCCAGGTTATGACCACGTTATTTACCCCTGTGGCAGGAGCAGAGACAAAGGTTACCGTGCCGTTGGTCAGGTTTACGGTGTAGTCTGTGGTTACTGTTTTTAGGACACCGCCTACATAAACCGAATCCACTGAGCCTATGCCTAACTCTGCCAGCTGGTAAACCGTAGCCGAGGCATTTCCGCTAAACTTCTGTGTTTTGGCCCCGGTCAGGTAGTTGATTGATTCCAGTATTGTCCCGCCACCTGCCGGGGGTGCTGCGGTGTAGACTGTCGGGACATACCCTGAGACACTGGCGATACTACCGGATCCGGCCCATGAATAAAGGTCGGTGCCGTCCATAATATAAACCGTGTTATTGCTCACAAAAAAAGTGGTCGGATTTGCGTCCGCCACTGTGCCAAGGTCCGTATTTGCTCCCGTAGTCAGGTTGTGTTCATATACGTGGCCGTTACAGGCAAATATGAGGTGGTTCGTGCCGCTTATGGAGCCATACCACATGCCGTTTATGTCGTGCGCCCCAAGGGTGGCAAAAAGTTGGATATAGCCGTAAGCCTTTTGAAGCTTATAATCATCTGTAATTATCCAGTTCGTTGAATTGCTTGCTTCGCCAAGCTGGAGCAGTGTTTCTGTAGCTGATTTATTGACTCCAAGAAATTTTTCGATCGTGTAAGGCTGCAATTGGGCCATACATCACCACCTCACTTAATTTCACTGATTGAATAGAGATCTTTTATCTCTGCCGGTTGCAGAGGCTGTTTTATCATCGACTCCATTTTCAGTTCCCGGAATTTCTCTTTGCATCTTGCCGCCAACTCACTATTCTGATCGGCCATGGCGAAATGTTCGGCCAAATAATAAGATCCGGAGGTGGCCGCAATATCATCAATTTCCAGGGTCTGCGTGAGTGCCGTTATTTTCGTCGGCACAGGTATGTATTTTATCCTGATAGTCCCTTCATAGGAGAACATGACCCATAATTCGTTTGCCCCCTCCCACTTAACCGAAGGGGAGCCCTCCTGATACTGCCAGTTAGGATATTCTGAAATTATCTGCGACCGGCTCTTGAAGTCGCTTGGCATTGTCGCCTTATACCAGGGCTTAAAGTCCGGCACTTTGTCGGCAGAGGCGAATTTATAGGGCGACAGGGCACGATTGCTGTGCCGGAAGTAATATGTGCCGCTTATTGTCATGGTCACGGTGCCGCCTGAAGTTGTGAGCACCCCCCTAACCGGCAAAAATGAGGTTGTACCGGCAGGAACGGAAATACTGATAGTTCCGGCAAAGGCTGTCTCTGCGCCTCCGTTAAACGAGTATGTACCGCTTACATCTGCGCCGCCCTCGGTAAAGGTCAGGGTGCAATCTCCGTCAACTTCAACATAGAAGCAATAGGCCCCAGTTGCAGAGTATGCCTGAGACTCACCATTATTTTCTTTGATAATTCCCATTTGACTAACATCGCCCAAAAGGTTATTTTTACGGAAGCAGGACAGTTCAAAGGTTTTGAACAGATCCCCTGACTTTGCCATTTCTTTCTGCCATAAATCTAGCAGATAGGGAGCCCGGTATTTGTATTCTGCTATCTGGGAGTCCACAATGGTTCCCGTGTCACTCAGTTCATCAAGTATTGCTATGCTACGGTCAAAAATCTCTTGCCCGGTGTATGCCATCTAAAACACCACCTTACCCCTTGGCATAATACCCTATCATTTCCCCGCTCGTAAGCGTGATAGAGTTCCATTTGCCATATACAACCGCACCCACGGGAATACTGGTAATGGTCGTGAGGTCGGCATTTACCGCACCACTCACATTGCCCTGCGCCGCAACAACAGTTGCAGCCATTGCCTGAAGCGCAAAAAAGTAATACCCGTCTGCGGGCGTTACTGCGCTGGTGCCGGTTATCGCCTTGGAACCTGTTGCCCCGGCTTTGTTTAGGGCCACCTGTGCGGCCATAAGTTCAAGTTGTGACATTTGTTATCCCTCCCTGTGCTTACGCATATGGTTGACCAATCCTGACGGGCTGGCGGCTTTAAAGCCACAGACAGAGCAGGTAAGGCCATCCGGTTCTTCTTTTACTTCCTCGGCCTGTACTTGGGCCTGTTCCTTGACCTCTATAAGTTCTATTTCCTCATGCAGGAAGTGCGGCCCCATTCTCTTTGCCAGCGACATGTCAAGAGTTACATACTCGCCGTTCTCGTCAAACTTAAACATTGGTAAGCCGGTGTTGCCGTCGCTGACGATATGGCCCGGATTGGAAAAAAATCTATATGCTTTCATGTGTACCTCCTTGTAAGTTGAGAGGGCGGTTTCCCGCCCCCCCCGTTTAACTTAGGGCAGTTTGATCACGCCAAGGTTGACATCGGACACGGTTCCGCTCTGGGTCACGGAGCAGCCAATCGTCAACTTGGAGCCAGTGCTTTTGAAACGACAGCCTTCCAGTGGACCGATAACTTTCACGGCCCCACCGTCAGCCACATCAACAGACAGAGTTCCCAGCACGCTGGACAGGAATCCCCCCGGCGCAATGGTGATAGAAGCGGTATTTACCGCTGCGGAATCGTTGTTATTCTGGACAACAAGCAAAACCCTCTCGTCTCCAACATCACTGACATCAACGGTAACGGACGAATCCATTGCCGTAAGGGTCAGGGCTACGTCGTCATTGAAAACAGC